CAATTAGTTAGCGATAAACTAACTAGTAAAATCCATATTATTTTTTCTAATCTCATCACAAATTTTCTGACTATTAACACTCTTAACAATATAATAGTCTTCGTTATTATCAATTACATAATTATTAAAACCTTTTTCCTGCCAAAGCGTTTGTGCTCTAGCAGAAATAGGTCTGAAATAATGTGTGCCATCATTGGCACTTGTACACACAAAATCACCAGGCATTATTCTTTACCCTTAAACATTGTAAACGGCCATTTTGTCTTCATTTCTGCCCAACTTTTCTTTTGGTATTCTTTTGTCTTATCTACCTCATTTGAAATAAAGTTACCTAATTTATTAGGTACTTCACTTATCGTTGTAGCAAACTCCTTTGGAGTTATAGTTTTCTTCTCATCTGCTAACGATTCAGCATAATGCTGAAAAGTAAAACAAGCAGCAAGAAATAAAACAAATAGTATTTTCTTCATACTTTCCTTCCCATTGATTTAAAGTCGGTAGCGTCAACAACTTGATAATTACCTTTGTTGTAAGCGATACCGATAGTTTTACCAGCAGGCAATTGTACTTTTGGTAAAGTTCTCTTTACACAAGCGCCTGGGATTCTATCACTCGTAGGTATAGAATTTCTTTTAAGACCGTTTATGTCTAAAGTCAAGTCAGGAAATTTGAATCCTTTAAGTGTCTTTAGAAAAGACGGTCTCATAATACTTTTATATTTCTCTTTGATTTTTTTAGTCATTAACTGATTGTGGTATTGATTCTGCTCTTTTAGCAGCATATGACATACCGAATACTTGTTGATAAAAGGTATCTCTTGGACTTGGTGTTAAATAAACACTAAGCAAACTATCAAAATTAATATCTAAATCTGAATAGTATGATGGATTTGTTTTCTTTAGTTCAATGTGGTCTTTAAAGAATTGTATTCTATTCTTGTAAACATCATTCTCTTTTTCTTCTAGCGTATCTAGTTTTGAAAGAGCAATGTCTTTGTTTTTTGCAACTTCAAACTCTTTGAATAAATTGGTTTTATCGTATTTAAATGACATATATTATATTTCTCCTTGGTTATTGTTTAATATTAACATAATTCGTATTTTTTGTCAAGCGTAGAAAAAATGAGTAAATTCAACGATTTTTGCATATTTAATCGTCCGAGGATGACCGAGGATTGACGATTCAGGTCTTCCATAGTAAGTACATCACACATTATTTTCTACCTAAAGTTGTATCTATAAAGTTCTTAATTGATCTCATTATTGACCCTAATACTAGGCAAACATAAGCATATACCTCTACTGAATATAATACTGCGGTTGCACCCATTAGTATTAAAAGGCATAATAAAAACATTTCTATTGCCATTATTTTACACTCCTTCTATGATCTGTAATATTGTTTACAAAAACTCTTATTAATCTGGATAGATCAACCTCATAATCTTTTAGGTCTTTAGGATCCGTAAAATATACTTTACACTCATTGACTTTAAGCATTGCCTTATTCTTATCAACTACAACTGCGCTATCAGTATGTTTTCTCCAGTCGTGTGATGAGTAATCTGATATTGCCATTACTTGCCTCTTTCTGAATCTGCCTGTAAGTTTAAAGCAACATCAACATCTGATTCTTCTTTAGTACCATACATTGATTCTACTGCAATAGCATTGCCGTCTTTATCTCTAACAACATTAGCATTCTTATCTTCTTCTTCTTTAGTCATAGGTTCAACTAATTTAATTTTAGTTAATTGATGAGGTTCGTTTTCATCTGCCCAAGTGTCAATTTCAATATCACCATTTTCAATTGCGTCTTCTAGTGATTGATTGTAAGTATCAGTATCATATTTAATTTTACCTACATATCTTGTTGTATCTGAATCAGTATAATTAGCGTCAACATAAAAAGTTTCAACACCATCACCTGTTTGAGATATATCTTTACCAATCTTACTATGGTCTAAACCACCGTGATCTAAAAACAATTTATCTGCCTCGTCTTTATCATTTGCTAATACATCTTGTTCAACAACAAGTGTATAATATGTTTTCTTTCTGTATAGGTTTTTACCTACATCATCTTTGAAATACATAATATCTGTTCCTATTTTATTTGCCATTATTGTGTCCTCCCTTTTGGTTCACCGTTCACACCCCATTGGTTGTGGGATGGATCTGTTTGTTGTTTAATTAATTCTTCATCTTCACTACTCATTAATAATATTACATAGTGGACTGCCTTTAATAAATCTTTTCTATTCTTACCGTTTTTCTTACCGTATCTAGCAAGATATTTAATTGCATTTGCCTGGCAGAAATCTTTATCAATACCTAAATGTCTTAACATATCTTGTACTTGGAAACCATCTTCGGTTGTACTATAATGTTCAGTATAGGTTGATTCAATATACTTTTTTATTTCATCTAATATTTGATCTTCTTTATATTTCACTAGTGTACCTCTTTATTGTTATAATGTAAAACTTTTGATTTAGTTAAATCAGGATTAAAATCTTTTCTCAAAGATTGTCTATCCCAACATTGACCATAATCGGTCCACATTCTTTTTTTGTCTTTCTCACTATCGCAAGTATCACCGAATACATCAAAGTAAGAAGTATAATATTCTTTTTCTGTTTTAATTTCTATGTTAGAAACATTAGTAAAATTAGTAGCACTATCTTTGTAGTTCCAATCACAATGTTTTAACATCTTCATTTTCATTTTTTCGTTATTAAATTTTTCAAGGTACTTATTAGGTACATTTCTGTAAATAGTTTCATAAGCAGCAAAAGTTTCACTTTCACATTCAGGATCAATGTACTCTCTTAAATAGACCACATTGAAAGTACCACCATTAACTTTATCATACATAGGTTTACCTTCAAAGTAAATATCGTCAAATTTCTTTTGGTCTAATTTATTGTTCATTACTGCGATCTCCCTTCAGCATTTGCCTTTTTCCAATAGTCTTCTTTTGCGTAAAAAAGACCATCTTCAATATTATGTTCTTCAACAATCATTTCAAAATTGTCAACATTTTTGATTTTATCAACTGCGACATCTAATTTAATTTTACCTTTAGCATAGTCGTCTGATATATTATCAACTTGTGTTTCTGCGTTTGAATAGATATAGTTTTTAAATTTACCCATAGTGTTTTACCTCTTTGTTTGTGTTAGTATTGTTTTTCATATACTCTTATATTATAGGAAATAGACCCTAAAGTCAAGCACTAAAAACCCTTATTTTATGCGATTTTTTGAATTAAATAGGAGAACAAAAGGAGAACACCCTTTATTTCCAATGTTTTTTCACCCAAGCAATGGTATCCATATCGTATGATTCGTGTGGATGTGGGTTTACGAGTTGAAGTGGATCAGGTTTACCGTGAAATACTGCGACTTTAGCACCTGGATATTGTTTAAAGTTCCATTGACTTCTTTTAAATCTAGGATTAGACCTGTCATACCATTTAGCACTAAAAGTCCACTCGTCAGGATATATCTTAAATTTATCTGGTACTTGTTTTAAGCAATCAGTTATTACATTTTGGTCACCTTGCATTCTATTAAATCTTTTCTTATCTTTTAGATATGGTTTCCATACATAAGGTGTCATTGTTTCATTATTAAATCTCATTATACTTGAATTGTAACCTTTTGTAGTTGGATTAAAATCTCTCATCAATACAACCTTACTATCTTTCTCAAATGTAAAGAAACTATCTATATTGTCTGTAATAACAACATCTAAATCAAAGTATAAACTATCACCTTTTAGATTTGCTTCAGGACTAAACAATGTTAGTTTATTCCACCAACCTTGATAGTCGTGGAATGGTATTTTTCTTACTTCTACATTATCACCTTTCACTAATTTTTGCATTTTAGTGTGTTCAGTATAAATGATAAACTTATGAGGTACGGTTAAATGTCTTTGTACCATATTGTAAAGTATCTTTACATACTCTACTTTGTATTTGTTTCCCCAATATAAACAAACTACATTCTTCATTATTCTTCGTTTTGATATTTTAATGTTTCATATGCTGTACCGTCTGCCATTTCTTTTAAAGTAAATTGATTTTCTGCAACAAACTTTAACCATTCTTCCATAGTCTTTCTACCTGGTTTTAATGGTTTTTCAATTTTTTTTATATCTCTACTAGTTACAGGACCCATTACACTATTTGCTTCTGCAAATACAGGTATATAATTAAGCAAAGCGTCAAAAGCAGATAAACTATAATTGGTTACTAATGCGTGGCAATCTTTTAAGTCTTCTTTAATATCTTTATTCCACCATTCATTACCTGGTCTAGGTTTATTTCTAAATCTAATCTCTCTATCTGTATATTTTTTAATCTCTCGTTTTGCTACTTCTACCCATTCGTCTTGTGTTATGCCGTTCATTTGATAGGTAACCGTAGGTGATGATGGACATAATAATATATGTTTACCTCTATCGTCAGCACGCCAACCTTTAAATTCAGCATCTGTGCCTAATTTTTTTCTTAATATTTCTAATCTAGCGGGTGTATTTACTTTACCTATATTTGTATGAAAACTACCTTTACAAATTCTAAAGTATGTTTTCTTTTCATCTAGTATTTTAGGTTCAGGATATCTTGTAATCTGACTAGATATATAACCAGTATCTACAAAATAATATTCGTGTTTATTTTCAATACACTCTTTTATTTCAGCAATATTATTACCTGCTAAACCCCAAAAGAAATGTATAGGTTTGTCTTCGTCTTTCCAACCTTTTTCTATTGCTGGCCATATCTGGTTTGATAAACATTTATCCCATTTTATTTTATGTGTTATAATCATTTTGGTGCATAAAGTAATTCTGACTTAACAGATAATACTTGTTCATAGTTAATACTTTCAAAGTAATCATTAATATCTTTCATAGTTATGTTTTGTTTTATCATTACTTTATTCTTTGCTTCAATATGTATAAAAGGTTTACATTTCTCTATAAGTTTTTTAGCACCTATCAATGCCTCTATCTCATATCCTTCAGCGTCTATCTTTATATAATCTATATTATCTAAAGCAAAACTATCTAATGTTTTAATCGTTACTTCTAAATTACCTTTATCGTTGGCGTGTGTGTTACCTGTTTCACTAGGACTATATAAAAACATCTTTTTACTTTCTTCTCTACCTAAAGCATAAGGATATAATGTATAGTTCTCGTTTGTAATATTCTTTACATAACATTCTCTAACTTGTGGTATAGGATCAAAAGCATATGTATGTTTAAATATATTAGTAAAATCTTTTGACCAGAAACCTATATGTGAACCTATATCAATACAATTTTTTAATTCAGGTTTCTTCATTTTAATATACTTTAATATTGTTTCTCTATGAATAGTTTGATAACCACCATTTTCAATATAATTTTCAAAGTGTGTATCTGAATCTGGTAGATACCAACCCTTTACATATTTCATATTATAACCTTTTTATATGTCATAAAAGTTGGATGATGTTGCAATTGTTCTACTTGTTTCATTGCATATCCATTTCTAAATTCTTCTATATTAAACTGACACGCTGATAGATATAAACTATGTTCTCTTATCTTATCATCATCTGCAAAATAAGGTTTCTCTATATCATTTAATTCGGTTTTTGCTAAAAAATTAGCACAATTAGGACCTAGTGTTATTGCTGGATAACCTTCTTGTATTGCCTCAAAGGCAGCGATACTATTATATGCTACTAGACAATGTACTTTATCTTTTTTTAGTTGACTTGATAAAGTTTTGCCATTTAGAGTTCTTTCTTTTCTATTAGGTTTTTGTCTTACTATAATTTTTTTATCTGTATATTTTCTTATTTCTTTTGAAATAAAATTTATATAATGTTCTTGGTCAAAGTCCATATGTTTCATAACTTTTAAACCTCTTATAGTATTCAATGATGGTGGAATGATTAATATACTCTCGCCTTCTACTGGTCTTTTAGGTTTATAATTATCATAATCTATATTTGTAATATCTTTAAATCTTTTCTTTAATACTTTTACATCTGTTAAGAAATCTAATTGTTTATAGTTTAAATGATCTCTTACTTGAAGATTGTTTTTAGTAAATCTTTGCCATTTCTTTACAGGATAACAACCCATATATCCTGTATCAATATAATAGAAATCTATATTATTATCTACACATTGTTTAATAGTTGGCAAACGAGTTATACCTCTAAAGACACGAGGAGATTTATTTGATATATCTATTGTATCACTTTTAACATATTCATATTTAGGATTTGATTTATAGATTGTATCTAAAAATTTATCTTCTTTTTCTCTAACTCTATCAGTACAAACTATCATATTAAATCTTTCACATTGTCAAAATAACAAGATAAATCTTGTAAACTATGATGAGTGGCAGCATAATAAAGAAACCACTTGTGTCTATTATCTTTTATTTTAGGATCCTCTATATCTTTTATATCTCCACTATTCATATCGTAGAAGAAACAATTTTTAGATTTTACATACAAAGGTTTACCTTCACAAATTGCTGGTGCCGCTGAAGATGATGACCAAGTACATACAGCATAAGCATTCTTAATCACAGGTATAATGTCTGGATAATTATTATTTGCTTTTGATTGAATAGTTATGTCTTGTTTATCTTCTATGTATTTTGATAATACTTTAAAGTCTTGTTCTTGTGTGTCTGAAATTACTCTATGAAATCTAACAATGATAGGTCGTTTTGAATATTGTCTTATTTCTTCTATTGTTTCTATAGCATATTCAGTTGCATTTTTCTTTTCTGCTGAATAACCTTCTGTTCCTCTATTACAAGTAATTAATATATAATCACCTTTACCATCATAAGGTTTAACAACAATTTTCTTTGCTTGTTTTATTTTTTCCCAACGACTTACTGCTTGATCCATAAATTGATTTTCAAAATATTTGGCACCTTTGTTAGCGTATATGTTACTATAAGGTAATCTTGTCCATCTTTTATTTTGCAAAGTCATCAATTTTATTTTTTCTTTGTCTAGTTCAAAACCATCATATGAAATTAGTATATCTGAATCTAAATAAAATATTTTACCTGTAGGTTCGTATTTGTCAATTATCTGTCTTCTATGACTATTATCACTTTGTTTAACATCACCTTTTACTTGATATGAAAAACACCAAGCATATTCAGCGTCGGTTAATTTTTTATCTGTTACATAAGTTGATTGCCATTCTCTATGTTTTAGTAGACCTCTATAAAATGCTTTCGGCCATAGTTCTTTATAAGAACCTAAAGCACAGGTATTAGCATAGACGGCAATAGTTTTCATAATTATAAATTGTATATATCACTACTATTTCTTTTTGTTTTTTTAGTTGTAAAATCTAAAGTAAATCTTCCTTCATATGGTTTAAATAATTCTTTCCACCATTCTTCAGGTTGTACCGTTGCGTGAGCATTCATACCATTAGGTAAAGTCTTACCTGCCTTACTTGTTGCCGCTGTAGCAAATACATACTTACCTGAATAATCAAATATCTCTTTTATTATTCTAGGTAAATCTGCTTGTGGTATATGTTCTAATACATCAATACAAATTACTAAATCAAACTTGCGACCTGCCTCTGGTTTCTTTTCATATTTTGGAAATGCTGGATCATATTTGTAAGCGTTCCAGTTTTCAGGATGATGTTGTGCTTTTCCACAACCATAATCTAGTATTGAATTGGTATCAATATTATGTTCTTTAATTACTTCTTCTATTTGTGGCATATATTTTTTTATCATATGCCCTTTCCAATATTTTGGATTTTGGTGCATTAACTTTGCCTGTTCAATATATATTTCGTATAAATTATCCATTACATATCCGTTCTTGTTGTTTCTTTAAATGTGTCAAACCATTCTTCGGCATAATCACAATTCTTATAATTTTTAAAGTATGGTCCACCTTCGGTATAGTGTACTAATTTAGCATTAGGATTATATTCATACTCTCCTACTAACCAGTTCCATTTTTCGTCTATCTTTCCTATTAGTTCTTCATTCTCTAACCATTTGTATTGATGAAGTTCTAATCCTGTAGCACTATTAACATAATCAGGTGTAAGTGCTGTGCATTTTGCATTATTAAATAACATCATACTTGACCAATTCTTTTTAGGGTATGGTGTTTGAGGTTGATTTAAAAATTTAATCGTGCTGTTAGGTGTATAATCGTGTTGTACACATTGAACAGCATACTTTGTAGTTCTTTGTCTCCATAATTCAGATATATCTGCTCTTGCTAACATATCACAATCCATAAAGATTGCGTGTCCTGAATAGTTGCAAAGATAAGGTACGAGAAATCTACTAAATGCAAATTCTGTTGATTGTATTTTTAATCTTTCTCTAACAAAAATATCTTTTATATTTTCTAATCTTATAGGTGTAATAGCAATAGGTTGTGTTGAGTGTTTTAGTAAACTATGACTTAATGTACTAAATGCTACCTTTTCATTGTTATCGTATCCTATAAAAACTCTTATCACTTCATACCTTCTACTTTAAAAAATAAAGATAATGTCAATCTTTCTTTAAAGGTATAATCAAAACAAGGTGCGTGATATATACCACCACTATATAAGACTAATCTATTTGGTACTGCACTTACATAAATGTCTGGCACTTTCTCCATTTGATTAAAGAAAAATGCTGTTCCTCCATTATATGCCTGGTCAAAATACATCATTCCTGCTATCATAGGTCTATCTGTTAGTTGTTGACCACCTGCTTGACCAGCATTAGATACTGAAGCTTTATAGGTAGTATCTCTATGTATTAAACCGTACTTACCAAAATTTTGTGGTGATACTCTTATTTCATCTAATACCGTTTTTCTAGCAAGAGATTTAAATTCAGTAATTTTTGTTTTTAGTAAATCTTCTAATCTACTTTTCATATAAGCATTTTCTTCATAGTAATAATTTTCATAACAAGGAAACGCTTGTAATCTATTACCATAAGTGTTTGTAGATGGTTGATAAGTTGCCTTATAATCTAATTCTTTTAAATCTCTTTCTATTTTTTGATACTTTTCTTGTGGAAAGAAATTCCAATGTTGTGATATACCGTTTTTTAAAATATAATCTATCATTATTTACCTGCTAATTTATTTGGTGGTTGATATTCCCAACGAGGTGGTTTATCTCCGCCTACATCATAGTCGTGGTATGATCCTGGTTTATATGTACTTAAATCTGGCATAGGTGCATTACCTTTTTTACCTTCTTTAATTTCTTGTCTAGTCCACGATGGTTTTCTACTCTTATCTAAACTACCTACATTAAGAGGATAACCAGGTTCGCATTTTTCTACCTTGCCACCTTTTTCTAAAAACTCTTTCATCAATCTATCTCGTTCTTCTTTTGAGGTTTTAGGTTTTGCGTTTAGTTCGTAATCGTATGCCATTAATACTTTCTAACAATATGTTTTCTTAACTCTTTTATAAAAAACTCTATCTTATCTATTGCTCCAATTAAAGTAGGGTCTGTAATATATTTAGTTTGATCTCTCAAATCGTTATATTCTTTTAAAGATATTCTCACCATTGGTGATGTATCACTACTTGCTTCGTTTTCCCAGGTCTTATCTGTTTCGTTTGTATCTACACTATAATTAGCACCATTTTCATCTGTGTAATCATCTGGTAAATCTTCTCCACCCAAATATAAATTAGTCATTGTAATCTCCTTTGTTGACTTTTTTATCTATTTCATCAACACCTGCATCCTTTTTTAGTTTGCCTTTTAAATGCGCCGTGTATGGTGCGATTTTTGATTCTGGCCACACGTGACCATCTTTTCTTCTACCTGTCAAATCCATTTGAGGTTGACCATTCAAAGTTCTTTTTCTTACTTCATTCCAAACATATGAATCGTGCCATTGTTTTTCATTGAAAAGTAAATCTTGTTCGTATGTGTTTCTTAATTCTTGTACAAATCTTTGTGTGTGTTTATTAGTTAAATTATAACCTACAAATCCACATTCAGGATAATGAGGTGGGGCAGGTCTTTCTAGGTAGCAAATAGTTTTATCTTCAGGTAATATATCTCTTAATATTATTTCTTCACT